CCTCATAAAGGTATTAAGACTTTATCCCTTTCTAAAATACTATCAACTAAATATACTACAAAGTGTTATGATAAGCGATATGATACATATCAGAACAGTTATAAATACGCTATACCATTTACAAAGCCTATAGAATTTAAAGAGCAACAGCTAATTCTTGATCCCTATGTGCTAGGAGTACTCTTAGGAGATGGATGCTTCAGAAGTCGTAATAACGTAAAACTTACAGTAACTAAGAAGATAGATCTTGAGAGGTTTATAAGTAATTTACCTAAAGGATACATTCTAAGCCCTAATAGACGTATTAAAGCAAATTGCTATGATACAACTATTATCAGAAGTGATTTATCATTACCTGGTTTTGAGAAGTACATACGCACTTTAGGCTTATCTAATAAACTCTCTACAGAAAAACATATACCTAGAGAATACCTACTAGGTAGTGTTTCTCAAAGAGAAGCTTTGCTACAAGGTCTATTAGATACTGATGGATATACATCTTCAAGTAATGGTAGAGTGCTGGAGTATAGTACTTCTTCAGAACAACTAGCTAAAGACTTCTTACTTCTAGCTAGAAGCTTAGGCAAATACTATAGTATCCACGACAGAATTGCTAAGATATATGGAGTACCTAAGAGTAAAAATTATAGGCTTAAAGAACTTAAAGCAAATGGCAAAAGTATTGTAGATATTATAAAGCTGGATAAAGCTGAATGTACCTGCATAGCTATAGATTCTCCTACTAAGACGTTTATAACTAACGATTACAATGTAACTCATAATACTACTGTTGTATCTCAGATAATCAAAGACTACAAAGGGTCTATCCTAGTTACTGCAACTACGCATAAGGCTAAGAATAACTTACAGACATCTATAGGCATCAAAGCTTACACAACTCATAGTGCTTTAGGCTTCAATATGGTTCGTAATGGTATAGAACAGTATTTAAGCGACGTTAGAGAGCCATTACAAGCAGATCTCTTAATAATAGATGAAATGTCTATGCTGCCTAATAAAGTCTATCAGAAGGCTTTAAATGGATCGTATAAGCGTATCTTATTAGTAGGAGATGAATGTCAGTTACCAGCGATAGGTCTTAGAGCTGATATTAAGCCTGATGTAGAGTTCACTCTTACTGAGCAAATGAGACAATCAGCTGATGACTTAGTTCTACATAGCTATTTAGAGAGCCTTAGAAGCTCTATAAAGGCAAAACAGATGCCTAACTTTAGAGAAGGCTTACCTGAGAACATTTTGCTTTACAGCTCACATAAGGACTTCTGTAGAGCATATCTAGATTGCACTTCAACTAAGAGAATACTAGCTTATAGTAATAGCTGTATTGATAGCTATAACAGAGCATTAGCTAGTGATGATCTCTATTCAGTAGGAGATCTATTAGTATTAGATAAACCTATAGGTTATGCCAAGAATGGAGATATAGTTGAAGTCTATGAAGCTAATCAAGATACTAATGGTATTTGGTATATCCAAGCTATCAGTAAGGATGGAGAAACTCTTAGCTTTAAGGTAACTAAGAACAAGAAGCAAGAGAAGTGTATCTTAGATACTACTCTTAGAGATGATCCTGATAGTTACTGGCAAGTGTCTGATCAGTATATGCACCCTAAGCACATATATGCTAGCACTATTCACAAGGCTCAAGGTATGACCTTAGATGAAGTCTTCATAGATGCTACAGACGTATTTAAACAGCTTACTAGAAAGCCTACTAAGTATAACAACTACAACAGACCTATTAGTATAGAGGAGTTTCTCAAACTAATGTATGTAGCTATATCTCGTATGAGGTATAAAGCACATCTTTATGTAGGAGAAACTAGAAACTATAAATATTTAAAGGACAAGAAATGAACCCAATGTTAGAGAGAGTATCTAAGATGCTAGATGACTTAGCTATTAGCATTAGTTTAATTAAGAATACTATAATGCAAACAGCTAAAGGCAACATAGTTAAGGATATTGAAACTGAGAAAATTCAACCTATAGTTGAAGCTAAACAGGTTAAAAATATCTTTACTAATAATGAGCAAGATCATTCGTATAGGTTCTGGAGTGAAACTGAGCTAAATGCTATTCACGCAGCAGCTAAACCTACTACACCACCATCACAGAAAAAATTGTCATATCTACTAGGGATAGTATCTCATAATAGAACTGAGCAATCAGTGGTGGCTATGGTGTATAGACTAGGTTATTGTGTTAGGAAAGGAGTAATACTAGATGCAAGCTATAGAGTTGCTAGAAGATCTAGTACCTTATGATGATCCTATGCAAGAAGCATATTACTATTACAGCAGTTTAGAAGAAGGAGAAACAGATGAAGCCAATGAACTATCAAGAGAACTATGAGGGTCTATTACCAGAAGGAGCTTTCAGAATAAGCCCTTCTAGTGTAGCCAAGTTCAACGATAAGAAGTGGGAATGGTATCAAGAGAATGTTCTTGGTAATAAGCAATTCTTAGGTAATACAGCTTCAGTACTAGGCACTTGTGTGCATAGAGTAGCTGAAAGCTATATTCAACTAGGTAAAGTAGATAAGAAAGAGATATATGACTACATAGCATCTATGAAGGATAATCCTGATGTAGATGATGATTATGTAGCTAGTCAATTCGTCCCTATGGGACAAGCTCTTATCGACTATCTAAGAGTATTTGGGATACCAGAGAGAAGTGAAGAGACTATTATCACAGAACTAGAAGGAGGTGTATATGTAGGTGGTACAGCAGATGCAGTCATAGGAGATACTCTAATAGACTTTAAAACAACGTCGAAGACGAGTATCGAAGAAGGTTATATACCTAATAACTATAAGTGGCAATTACTGACTTATGCCTATATCTATAGGAAACTAGGTGTAGATATTAACAGAGTGAGAATAGTATGGATTACTAACAACATAGTAGGTAGGATAAGTGAAAAGACAGGTAAGCCTTTGAAGGATTATCCAGCACAAGTTATACCTTGCACACATTGTATAACTGATGAGGATATGAAGTTCATAGAGGATTATCTAAAGCTCATAGCAGAAACCTATCTAGCTAGTAAGAAGTATCCAGAACTAACGTATCTACTATATTCAGACTATAGGTTGAAAAATGATATTTGATATCTATAGTATTGAAGATCCTAAAGAGGATAACAGTGTAGAAGATATGTTTCTAGATCATTCTCTAGAAGTAGTTTACGAAGGTTCAGCAACTACTGAAGACATTGCTTGGCAAATAGTCTTCTTAGTCCTTAAACCTAAGTTCAAAAATAAGATATTCAACGTATATGAGAGGAGAATAAATGAGTAAAGCTATTAAGCTATTAGTTAGCGGTTATGAAGCTAGTGGTAAGAGTACTTTGACAAGTCAGATTAAAGATGCTCTGATAATTAACTTCGATAGGAAAGAATATCCTTTCTCAGTACCTCACGCTAACTTTAAAGATTACAGAGGTATGAATAGTGTAACTGACTTTATTAACGAGAAGATAGGAGCTTATAAAGAGAAGTTTAAGAAATATCCTAAGTTCATAGTTATAGATACTGTTACACAGATGTATGCTGCTATGGCATACTACAATAGTGTTAAATACAATGGCTTTGATATCCATAAGCAAAACAACCTAGATACAGCAGCATTTAATGCCTATATCGAAGATGTCTTACTACCTAATGGAGTATCAGTAGTAATAGTAGGACATACGGTTATCAACGAGAAGACTGGATCACATACTATCCCAGCTCAGGGTAACTTTGCCCAGCACGGTAGTTGGAGTTCAGTAGTAAATGACTCTATCTTCATTGAGAAATCATCAGGTAAGCTAATAGTCTATCTTAAAGCTCTAAAACTACCAGCTAGGACTACTCTTAAAGAGATACTAGGTAAAGATACTACTAAGGTAGATGAGCTAAAAGTACCTATGGCAGAGTTTGATATTAACAAATATCTAGATCAATTAACATCAGCTAAAACAGAAGCTGAAGAATATATTTTATAAGGAGACACAACAATGGCATTTTTTAACGTAGAGAAAACTCAAGAAGCAGTAAAAGACTCAGGTGGATCATATATCTTACAAAGCGGTATGTATCCAGTAAAGATTAACTTCGCAACAGTAAATGTTAATACTCACGGAGCTAGAAGCATAGACTTTAATGTAGATTATAAAGGTACATCTAATACTCTATATGGTCTTAAACTAGATGATAATCAAGGTAATGAGCACTTCCAAAGAGCATTGTTTAATAAACTATGTGTAATAGCAGGATTTGATACCATCTACGATCCAGTTAAACAGACTCACAAAGTAGGTAAAGACCAAGTAGAGAAAGAGTTTGATGTCCTAGATCAATTCTCTGGTGTAGAAGTTATCGTTAGAGTTAGAGCTGTCTATTCAGTCTATAACGACGAGATCAAGCAGAAGTTTGAGATAGCTAACTTCTTCAGAATTGAAGATAAAGCTACAGCTAGTGAGATCATCTCAGGAGCTAACTATGGTAAGCAATATGAGAAAGAAGAAGCTAAAGCTTCAGAGAGTACTTATCAGAATAACCTAACTGAGGATGAAGTCAAAGCTTGGCTAGAAGCTAGAAAGAAAGGTACTCCTGCTGATAAAGTAAAAGTTAAAGAGACTGCTCCAGCAGTTAAGAATCCATTTACTGATCAATGATAGGTGCTATAGATCCAGGAGCTAATGGAGCATTAGTGATACTCCATAGCTCTGATGTATTCACATTTGTGGATTATAAAGCTAAAGGTATCAAAGGCTATATAGAAGCTCTTAAGGATTATCCTTTACAGCTATTAGGTATAGAGTTAGTTCACTCTATGCCTAATCAAGGTGTAGCTTCTACATTCAGCTTTGGACAAAGGTTTGGAGAGCTAATAGGTATAGCTGAAGCTTTAGATATACCCTATGAGCTAGTTCAACCAAGACAATGGCAGAAGCATCTAGGGCTTAATAAAGCTACTAAGCAAGAGATAGCTGAAGCCATACTACAGATATATCCTAATGCAGAGCTTCTAGGTAAGCGTAAAGGCTTACTAGATGGTAGAAGTGATGCTTTAGGTATCCTACACTACATAAAGGAGAAGTTATGATTTTAAACAAGAGATACGAGTTTGCTAAGCTAGTTAAAGAGAAAGCTGATCTACCAGAGATAGCCATAAAGGATATGTCTGTATTGATAGAAGCTTTTTGTGATACTATCCTAGAGCAACTATATGCTGGCAATACAGTTAGTATTAAGGGATTTGGTAGATTTGATGTTAGACCTCATAATAAGACAAAGAAACGTATCAAGTTCACAGCTATGCCTTCTGTAAGAAAGATGTTCAATGACTGAGCTAGAAGAAACTCTATCCCAGAGAGGTAAGACTCACGGAGACTTTGCTACTAATAGTCAATTAGCTCAGGAGCTAAAGAAGTTAGTCAAGAAGAACATCTCTAAGAAAGCTCCTAGCTATGTCTTAGAAGCTGTCGATATGATATGTCATAAGCTTGCTAGACTATCTTGTGGAGATACTTTAGAACCAGATCACTGGAAAGATATTGCAGGATATTCTTGGCTAGTATATGAACAGCTCATTAAAGGCTCTAGCAAGCCCGTAGAGAAGAAATTAGAGTCTGACTTAGGTATTGATATGTCTTTGCTCTATCATCTCTTAGATCAAACTCTAGCTATTGCCAGCAGTGAAGTTATGCCTAAAGAGCAAAGAACTCTGGATTATATAATGACACTCTTACCTAAAGGTGTCTCTGAGGATCTAGTAAGAGAGAGAATGAACCATTTAAGTCTTACTTTAGATAAAGATGGTATAGTTACTCCTGTTTCATAGAGATCCTATTTGTGAGAGAAGGTGTTTTTCGCTTTTGCCTTCTCTCTATTATGGTCAGATAATGACCAACCATTTATTCTGCCTCACTGAGTAAATCTCCCAGTCTTCTCGTTTCGTCAGCTAAAGACTGGGAGTTATTTTCTAAAACAATTTCTTCAATGCTACCAATGGATTAGTAATAATCAAACCATCAGCTAAATCATCATAGATCTCATCTATATCTGTTACACCTGGTATTCCAAAGGTTGTATCATAGTTCATAAACTTCCTAAAGAATATGGCATTTAAAGGAGAAGAGATAGGTACTCCCATTAGCTTCAATGCTCCGTGAAGTAACATCGTACTACCTAAGCGTTTATCCAACAGATCTGTTGAGATATGAGATTGAACTCTTAGCCAGTATTTTGTAAATCTAGCAAAACCTATATCGTTAGCATACTTTAATATCGGATGCTGAGCTGGTGTATAGTTTATAAATGCTCTATCTAGTAAATCAAACATATCTTGATCTGTGAGGTTATCTGTAAGCTTCACGTGTTTGTATAAAGCATATCTAGCTACTAGGTCAGAGTATTTAACTAATGAAGCATAAGCACTGTGCAGTGTAGTTCCTTCATTTACCATAACTACATCAAAGGCTTCTCTGAATGCTTGTGGTACTCCTACTTTATTTAAAGACTTCTCTATAGCTCTATCAATATAGTCTTGTTGTTCTTCAGTCTTAGGTAGATCTTCAGCTATATCAGAGATAAGGCCTTTCTTATCAAACTCATAGATAGGGTTGCTTTTCATCTTATTCTGTATCTTAAGTAAGTTAGCTTCAGCTATAGCTTTCTTTCTAGGATCAGTAGCTAACTCCATATCCTTCTTAAGGATAACCTCTTTCTCTTTTAGATAGTTATATGCTTGAATATACTGAATACCCTCAGCATAATACTTCATAGAAGTTACTGGATCTAACCCAAAGGTAGTTAATACCAGTTGATTAGATGCTAGGTTGCCTATGATAACATCAGGGTTCGTAAGAACTATCTTCTGAGTTACCCATTTACCCATCTTGATTACTCCATACTCCATCATCTTAGCTAAACGTCTAAAGTATGCTATAGGCACTATTCTCTTGAATGCATCAATATCAGTTAATCTGAAATCTCTGCTACCTGCTATTGAGGCAAACTGACTAGCTTGAACATAGATACCTTGATCCATACCTTGTAGGCTATCTTGGATGTAATCTTTAGTAGTGCCTGGTATCAGATCCCATATCTCTTGTAATTGAACTAAGTCAGACTCTTTCTTAACTTTAGGATTGTGAGCTTTGATACCATCAGGTCCTAAGTAGATAAACTCTTCTTTACCCTTGTTCTTGTGATAATACTCTTCTAGATCCTTTAGTATCTTTTTATTGTGAGCTTCTGATTGAACTCTATCCATATACCTAGTTATAGCATTAGGTAGAGTATCAAATAGATCAGTATTAGCTATCTCAAGCTCTTCTTTCTGTTTCTGAGATAAAAGTAGTCTATAATCTACTATCTGTCCTTTAGCATCAAATACTGGCACAAACTCTTCAGATTGGTTTCTGTTATCTCTTTTTAGCTTACTAATAAGATCTGCTACGATAGCTTGTTTCTTAGCTGCAGTTTCTAAAGGATACATATTATTTACAGCTGACTGAATAGTCATACCCCTTGAGCTATTAGATGTAGTTCTTATAACACCTCTATTGAACTTAGGTTGCATATTAGTTGTTGAGATATACATACCTAAGCCTTTACCACCAAAGTTAAAGACTTTAGCATAGTTCTTAACTAGCTTATAACCATCTGCTCTTAGATCAGCTTCTTCAGCTATAGGTGCTACGATAATATCTACACTCTCATTAGTTCTAGTTCTGACATATCCTTTAACTTCGTTAGAGATAACTCCTTTAGTTAATAGCTCATCTTCTAGTCCTTGCTTAGACATCTTATGCATATCAAAGGCATTTACTACACCACTATTAGTTAGATCACTCTCATATAGCTCTCTAAAGGTAGATAAAGTCTTATCTGAAGCATTTACTAAGGCTCTTAGAGATATTAGCTTATCTAGCTTCTGAGCTAAAACTGATATGGTCTCTTTATCTTGACTTATGATCTCATTACCTTTCTTAAGCCTATTATCCACTATGTCTGGTAGTGTTAAACCTTGTGCTATGTTATACGCATTTAGAAGCATATTAGAGCTAATTTGACCTTTACTAATATAATCAGCCAGCTCTTGTGTCTTTTCGTCATAGTAGGCAAGTATTGAAGCTATACGGTTATTGTTACCAGATACTAAATAATTAGACATATTTTGAGAAAGATCATTTAAAGTTTCTCTAATTTCAGCTCTAATTCTATCTCTAGTTTGAGAGTTAGTCTTATCTGCAAAATATGTAGGATATAAGCGATTAATCTCATTATCTATAGCTCTTAGATCATAAACTTGGATTATCTTACCTAGCTCTTTGCTCTCTGTCGGGGTTAAATCTCTGCTGAACTTACTCTTTAACTCTTTCTGTAAGCTAGTATGAAGCATTAGTCTCTCTTTATCTAGATTAGCTGACTTAGCCAATAGTTCATTAACTTTTCTCTTGGCATCATCTAGGGTAGAAATGTTTGACAATGTAGTAGCTAAGAAACCGTTAGGAGAGAAATCAAAGTCATTAACTAATAACTTCATAGCCTTATGAGCTATGACTGAATTTTTAGGAGCAAACATTAGATACTTAACTAATGAGTAGATATTCTTAGCTGGGTTACCTGCTTCTAGCTTAGTAGCTTCATTCTTAATCCATTGAGATACTGTCCTATTAGTTAAACTATCAGCTGCACTTAGCCACTTCTGTAAAGTACTTTGATACTTCAAATCCTTATAGACACTTTGTAACTGATTGTTATTGTTAGCTAGTCTTACAGCTAGTTGATATACAGCTTGGCTACCAGAGTTATGCTCTAAGTCTATCTCTTGTGGAGTATTAGTTAAAGCATTGAGTAATCTACTAAAGAACCTTACTAATCTCTCAATGAAACCTCTAGCTTCTTTATGCTTTAGCTTAGCTAGATCATTCTGAACTTCTTTATTAGTCATAGCTATGGCTATAAACTCACTGATACTACCATTCATATAGTCAATGTATATCCTAGAAATACTATCTATCTTATGACTATCAGTACCTGTAAATCCTAATCTATTAGCTAGGTCTAGCTTAGCTTGATTAGAGTTATAGTATCTCATAAGCTGAGATCTAATAGCTTCAGCATTCTTGACTATGGCTACTGCTTCAGGTTCTTCTGACTGAATTGCATACTCTGTTACTGCGTGGATTAATTCGTGCATATAGGCTTCAGCTGGAGATAATCCTATGCTAGTTCTTTGATCTCCTAAGAATATCTCTATCTTATTAGTTCTAGGATCGAAGTTACCAGAAGCTTCTCCAGTAGAGTTATAGACTCTAATCTCTAAACCATCTCTAAAGAACCTATCCCCATTAGTTTTAGTAAAGAACCTATTGAGTAAAGCTACATACATACTCTTATGCTCAGCATCTAATCTACTAAGGTCTGATAGCTCATTAAAGGTATCTACTAAGCTCTCAAAACTATTCTCTAAGGTTATCTCTTTGTAGAGGTCTTTTCTGACATTCTCTTCAGTAGTATCTGCTGATTGAGTATGTACTTTAAGATCAGATACATCTGTACCTTCAGTATTAGTAGCTTCTTCTGGGATAGTATCATTTAACGTTTCAGTAAAGTCAGTAATAGATATATCGTTTCCTAAAGACTCATCTATTTGGCTATAACCTCTAAACATAGTATCTGGAACTATATGCTCTTGTAGGTATGTCAATAAGGTATTAGCATCCTGTCTGTTTTCTTCAGCTATAACACTTTTCTTAGTAGTGCTGTCAGGTAATAAGAAAGAATTATATGGATCAGATAATTCAGAATTTATCTCTGTTAGGACATTATTTACTGCAGATACAAAGCTATCTCCGAATAGGCTAGGATTAGCTTTAAGATAAGAAGCTAAGTGTAGGGCTTCTAGAATATCTTTAAAGCTATTGCTAGATAGCTTACCTAGTAGATTATCTTTTAAGACCTTCTTTAGAGAAGTAGAAGAGATCTCTCCATTATTAGTAGCCTTAGCTTCTATCTCTTTCTTATAACTCTTGGTAGGGTCTATAACTATGTTATTAGCTTGGATACCTCTAATCTTAGAGAGATCAGCTAGTATCTGTTTAATAGGAGCTTCAGAAGCTTCGTCCTTTAACTGCTTATAAGCAGTAGGAGTTACGGAATAAACCTCTCCATCTAATATAGGTAAGTTATCTGTATCATTGATAGGAAATCCGTCTAGTGTATATCCACTTTCTGTAGAGTAATCTAGCTGATGAATAGCTAACTCGTCATTTCTAGCTCTGTTTAGGTTAGTAGTATATAGATTACTTTGAATTGAAGGATTAACTACCTTCTTCTCTACTGCAATCATACTATTAGTAACTAAGCTATTCTGTTTTTGTGCAAAATATCTACCATACTCTGCAGCTCTAAGAGCAGGATTATTTCTAAACTCTTCTTTAGCTAATGTGATCCTTTGAGTAGGGTTCTTAGTATAGAAGGTATCTTGTAGCTTCTCAAAAGCCTTAAAGTGCTGGTAAGGCAATTTACTAGCTACATACTTATAGAACTCTTGAGCATCTTTAAAGTCAGAGTTCTTTGTCAAGAATTCTTCTACTATTTCTAGAGCTTTATTAGTGCTTTCTAGTATATCTGCATTGATGTATCTCTCTCCTAACTGTGCTTGTTTCTTTAGTAGCTCTTTGATTAGATGAACTACTGATCTAGGATTATAATAAAGATCACTATAAGCGTTTAGCCACTCTAGAGTAGGAACTAAAGTAGTATAGAACTCCATAGCTTTCTGAGTACTAGAACCATCGATAGGATATAACCTAGCTACAGCTTCCTTGTATTCTTTAGAGTTAGGGTCGGGTTTAATTATAACTTCAGTAGCTGGATTTCTATTCATATCTAGCCTATAGTTACCTCCGAAGTTATCTACTTGAACACCATTAACAATTCTTAAATCCTTAGCTACTTCTAAGCCTAATAGATAGCTCTCTGTTTGAGCTATCGTAGCAGCTAAAGCATTTCTAACTTCTGGGTTTTTCTCAGTAGCAATCCACTCTTTCTCATTTTTTATAGCTGCTTCTAGCATAGTCTTACCTAGATTAGCCTTATCGTCCATAATAAGCTCAGCAAAGGCTTCATTAGCTAACTGAGATACTAATCTGATAAATGGGGCTGATGTAGTAAAAGCATCGAAGTTGTTAAGTCCTACGAATATACCCATTTCAGCTAACTTAGATTGAACTATACCTTGAACCTTAGCATCCATAGACTGACCAAAGTTAGTAACTAATGATAGGTCTACAGGGCTAAAATATACTCTAGTCTTTTTAGATCTAGTTCCTACTGGCGTATTATTAGAAGACTTCTCTTCAACAGCTTCTGTAGTTCTTCTAACGAAGTTAGTAATAGAACCATTTTCAGCTGACATAAGGATACCCACTAATGTGCTATTTTCTTTCTGAACAGCTTTAACAGCTTCAAGAAAATCTTTCTCACTTACGTCAGTATAATCAATACTACCAGCTTTCTCAGACTTACCTTCTACATAAGTAACTCTATTACCACCTAACTTCTTATTAATCTCTACAGCTAAGTGTCTTATGTGATCATTAAGAACTCTCATAACTAAGGTAGTTCTTTGAGCTTGGAATGGAGATACTCTCTGTAAAGCTTGTGTAACTACTCCTATTAGGGTATCAGCTGCATTAGAAGAAGCAGTATCTAGGTTAGTGAAGTCTAACTCTTCATTCTCTTTCTGAGTGATAAGGTTATGTAAATCTTCTAGATTTCTAACTCCTAGTATCCTTAAGGAAGCTACTTCAGAAGGTGTCAATATACTTGCTAATTTCTTATTGGCTAAAGTATTGTCTGGATTAAAGAGATTGACTTTACTCTCTTTCTCTGCATTAGTTAAAGTTAGTGAAGTTGCCTTAGCATACATTGCTGGTATGTTCTTCATAAAGAAAGAGTTTAAAAAGCCTTTAGTATTATTCTTAACTCCAGAACCATATCCACTAAGCTGTAGGATAGGTTTAGATAATGCTCTAATGAACTTAATTCGGGCATTAAGAGTATCCATCATAGACTTGCCCAGCATATCAGATAATTCAGCTTCAGGCTGTTTAAACTTGAATATAGCTTCAGATACTACTAGGTCTAATAAATTTCTATAAGATAGTTGTTTTTGTGGATCAGTCTCATACTCTTTAACGTTATTCATTAGCTCATTGATTAGAGCTTCTTTAGCTACTATTACTTTAGCTAATCCTTCTGCATTATCTAGCTTTTCAGATAAGCCTTGTTCTACCACTATATCTCTTAAAGACATACCTAAGATAGGTCTAAACCATTCTGAAAATAACATCTGAGCTGTGAAGTTATAGTTGTCATCATCCATATACATTAACGGATCTTCAGATATTGATAGGTTTCCTGCTAAGGCTAACTTTCTAGAAGCTCTTTCTACGAAGTTAAGGATATTGATAGATGCAGGTCCGAATGTCTGTCCATCTGTCTCTAGTGTTTCTAGAGCATATAAGCTATCATAGAGAGCATCTCTTACTTCAGGTATAGTAGTACTAAGGCTAATAGTGTTTAAGCCTTGTATAGCCTCTAAAGCATCTAGAAGGTTATATGTAGGTATATTCTTAAACTCAGGCATAACTTCTCTTAGATGGGATAACTTCTCGTCTAAAGTAGCTAAATGAGTAGTATTCTCTAACATAGTGAAAGCAATCTTAGCTAACTCTCCATTCTCAAGGTCTAATGTAGCACTTACGAACTCTTCATAAGCTAACTGATCTTTTAAAAGGATAGCTTGTATCTTCTCTTGTTTCTCTTTTAGTAAAGCTTTCTTATCTTCTAGAGAAGACATCCCTAGCATCTTATCTGCATACTCTTGATGTAGCTTAGCTATCTCTTCCCTATATTCTCCATTAGCTATCTTAGTATAGTCGATAAGATCTAGATTAGTTCCTAGAGCTAGTAACAGAGATTGAGTAGATTTCTTCTTAGCTTCTTCTAGGTCTTTGCCATTATAGATATATGTCTCAAACTCTTTGTCGAATAATTCTTTAGCTCTCTTAGGATCTCTTACCTTCTTAATAAGATGTCTGATATTCTTATTAGATTGTTGATGTCCTGTTCCGTCTATAGTAGTTCTGTCATTAGGTCCAGCAAAGACATTGTAATAGAACTGAGTACCTTTACCTCTATCAGATTTACTCTCTTGAATAACCTCAATAAATGATTGGATCTTATTATTAAATAAAGGTATATCCGTAGAAGCTAGTAGAGCTTCAGCAGCTGGATTGTCTTTGAGTTTATCATCTATCTTTATAGCCTCATTTTTAAACTCTTCTACGTATTGGTTTATATCAGCTCCTAACAATACAGCAGCTTGAGTAACTATAGGTTTAACTTGAGTATTCCATAGGCTCTCACTTATAGTTATTTTACCTGTAGAGTAAATGTCTGAAGAAGTCGTAATTGGATTAAGCATAGATACTACTTCAGAAGCTAGGTTCTTACCGTTCTTAGATAAGTGAGCTACCATAGCATTCATCTTGGTAAGGTTGTATTCTAGTGGGGTTAATGTTTGAGCTATGATACCATCTCTAACTCTAGGATCAGTTTCTGTTGACAACTTATTACCTTTCTGAGATAGTCTTAAATCCTTTAATACGTCTGATAGTTGTTCTTTAGCAGCTACTTCTTTAGGTGCTATATATCCTCTATCAGTGAAGGCTTTAGCTTGTTTTTGAATAGTAGGTAGGTATGTTTTATCTAAGAGTTTGATTACATTAGTCTTAGGATCTATAGCTACTACGTTTTTAAAAGATGTTTTAGCAAAAGAGTCTTTCAGTATCTTTTGAAACATATTCTTTAACTGCTCTGTAACTTCTGCCATTTGTCCAGCAGTTCTATGAGGATTGTCTTCTACTAATCCAAAGTTTCTAAGAAGATCATTGACTATAATAGTAGCTTGATATGTAGAAGTTACTTGTTGATTTTCTTCAGTATTTGCTAGATTAGAGCTTATCTTAGCTAATGGAGCTATTAGTTTCTCACTAGCTAGCATACCCATAATAGACATAAACATACTTCTAGTTACAGCTTCTTTAAGATCCATTGCTTTATCTTTAGTAGAATTAGTATTGTCTATAGTATTACTAACTTTCTCAATTTTAAATAGATCTGTAAATAAGTCATTATGATCTAGAGTAAAGGCATTGTCAGAGATAGCTGTCTTAATAGCATTTTTAAAATCTTCAAACTCAAAAGCTTTAGCTACATTGTAATTATTAAGATCAAAGTTTTTGTCAAATATGGCATAGCTAGATAGTCTTTGAGCATTAGGTAGGTAATATCCACCTATTAGATTATTAGAAAGATTTACTGTATCTCTATTGACAGCTATAACATCTGCACTAGGTAATAACTCACTAAGTAAGTTATTCTCTTCCCCAAAGCCATATCTTCTCTCTGATTGAGTAGAGAGTACCCCTATAATTCTGAAAGCTGTATCCGCTACCTCATATCTCTCTTGATTGGTTAAATTCTTCTTAGTATCTATAACTATCTTAGATAGACGTTCTATATCATTTATAGTTATTTGATCTTTCTCATTTCTAGTAGCATTGACTTGTTTTAATAGAACCTTAAACTTCCTAATAGCAGCATCTGCTCCAGTAAAGAAGTTAGCTATACTTCTGATTAAAGATTTAGCTTTAGCTGTTAAAGAGTCATCCATATAAGGATTTAGGAAGTTCTTATCTAGCTTATTAGCATTCCATAAACCTACTAGAGCAATAATATCTGAAGCATCTTTCTGACCATTAAAGAATATCTGCATATTGTAGAGCATAGTATCTCTTTCAGCTAGTAAAGAAGATAGTAAATCTTTTGCTTTAACTAACGATACTGCACTAAGAGATACTTCAGAACCTTCTACTTTGACAGTATTATCAACATCTCCAAAGTAATCTTTATCCTTCTTAATACGCTCTATATAGAGTTCTAGCTTACGAACATCCTTATTAACTCTATTAAGCCTACCTAGAGTATCTTTAATACTTTCTCTAACACTTGTATCAGATAGTTTCTTTACTCCGTTTATCATAGTAACTAAGCTCTGATTTAGTTTGTCTTGAAGTTTAAGAGTAGTCTCGTCTAGGTATCTCTTTATCTGTGGTAATCCTGCATTTACATAGTCCTGTAAATTTTTAGAAGCTTCATCTAGCTCTTTAACTTCTTTCTTAAGATTATCTACTAAAGAGATACTGCCAGTAGCATCTGCACTATCACTCACTACAAAAGTTGTATTAGCTAAGGTATAGATTTGCTTACCTGTAGTTTTAACTGGTATATAGAGAAGATACCTATCTCTACCATTTAGTTGGTTATATCCTGAAATATCTTTAATTTGCGTATCTCCAGGTACTAAATAAGTTTCTCCAGTATGTTGATCTATCTTGATAACTAGAGCAGGAGTACTTAGACCATTAACCTTACCTGCAGGGTGTATATAGCTCTCTATGCTAGTATTCTCTCCTAGCTTAGCTCCAAAGGCTTTTAAAGCAGTGGCTATCTCTACACCTTCTTTGCCAAAGAATTTATTAACTACATCTAATTTACTCTGAGTCTGTTTCTGACTTATCTGTACCTCTTGCTGAGCTTCTAGGACTTTAGATACTAAAGACTCTGTACTTATGATAGGAACTTTAATATCCTTAGTATCTATAGCATTAACAGTATCTTTAGCAGCTTCTCTGAGAGCTATAACATACTTAAACTTCTTGATAGCTTCAGAAGCCTTAGAAGCTGTTACACCTAAAGCTGTCATCTTATTGATGTTTTTTAACTTACGAGTTTTCTTATCTCCTCCATAAGCACTATCAAATAGTTTCTCTAACCCATCAATAGCACTTCTAGCTATACCTTCACTAGAAGTAGCTACTCCTTGAGTACCTAGTTTCTCAGTATCTATCTCTTTATCTTCAGGTTTCTCAATATCTGAGCTAGTAAGCATATCTACTAATGGAGATATTATATTTACGTGTTCAACACCATCATCTGTAGTTGTTCTACTTTGACTATTAACATCTTCTAGGATTAGATCTACTAGCTTTCTCTCTATGCTATTCTCGTCTAGAGATTTATAAGCATCTACTGGATCTTTTGCTAAGAGAATGTCTTGGCGTATCTTATTAACTAATCCACCTATGTAAGTGTCTTTGATACTAGAGGCTTTAGTAGTATCAGTAGCCACTGCTATAGCTAGAGTAGTAACGAATGATCTATAAGCCTTTCTAACATCCTTCTCATTCTTATAGTTACCCTTAGTATCCGTTAAGTTCTTCTCGGAGAATACCCTATTGAAGCTATCGACATCATCTGAAGTAACCTTTTTTATATTACCTGTCTCAACTTCTACTGGAGCTACATAAGTATTAGCTTCATTAGTATTGTCTTTTACACCCTCTAGCGAAGTCGCTAAGCGATGATCTTTTGTTACCCTTACATCTGGCTTACTTTCAGTCGATCGTTGCTCTACAGGCTTACTAGGGGCTATAGTATACCTTTCTCCTAAAGTAAGATCTTCATACTTTTTATTCTGAAGCATAGCTTTAACTTTAGAATTATTGTAGTCCTCTTCAGCTATTTGGTTTATAGTATCTTGCGTAGCTTGGGATAACTTAGATATATCAGCTTCTGAATATTTAGTATCCTTATTCTTACTAATGTGAATAATGTCTGCTAATTGTTCTTGTGTATATTTAGGATACTTAGTAGCTAACTTTTCAGCTAATGCCTTAGTATCTGCATTAGGGTCAATATTTGCTAGATCTTCAACTATGCTCTTATACTCTTTATTATTATCTGTATCTGGCTCATTTAAGAAGGCTTCTTTAGCTTTAGGACTAACAGCTACTTGATATAGCTCTTTAAGAGATACATCTTTCTTATTCTCTACCTTAGCATTTAGGTTAGATACATTGTTAATATTCTCTTGAGCTTGGACTTTATTAGCTGTAACATACTCTGATATCTTATTCACACCTTTACCAGCTAATGAAGCTACCTTAGATAAACTTTCTCTAGCTACGCTAGGAGCTATCTGTCCAGTTACATGAGTACCTGCTCCAGCTATTGCTCCAGTTATAGCTGCTTCTTTAACTTCTTTATAACTCTTAGGGTTAGCTAAAACATTTCTAACAGCATCATAATAATCCCCTAATGAGCCTTTTAAATCATTATCTCTCATCATAGCTTCAGTAACTGTTTGAGCAAACTCTGTAGCTCCTTCAGTAGCTGCGTTACCACCTAGCTTCAAAGCTCCTATGGCTGCTGCACCTAGTGTAACTCCTTTATCTCCTACTATAGATTTACCTACTTCTTTTAAGGTATCAAAGAACTTAGGAAGACTTTTCTCCTTAGCTGCTGATACTAGCTCTCTAGTTGCTTTACCACCTAGTAGCGGTTTGAACAATGTTCCGAACTCAACTAAGTTTAGAGCTGTATATGCCATAGCTGGGATAATATCATTCTTATTAAGAGATACTAAGTATCCTAGCTTATCTGGATCTATACCTTGTCGCTTCATACGATCTATCTGAGCATTGTGCATCTTCTGAGTTACTTCAGCTGATAAGCCAGTAATACCCCCAAACAATTTAGCACTATCTTTAACCCAAGATACTTTAGCTAGTTCTAACTTCTCTGCTTTAGTTAGTGTTTCTCTTAGAGCTTTACCTGCCATACTAGGTGTAGCATTAGCTCCTAACTTACCTGCTACTTTCTTAGCTACATCTTCTGAGACATATCCTGATAGATTAGTTTTAAATACTTCTGGGCTAAACTTGGTAAATTTAGTAGCTGTTGTAGCTTCGCCAGTAGCTGCTGATAATCCTTGAGCTATAGGTTTCTCAAACTTAACACCAGCACCAGCTACTTTAGCTAATCCAGCTCCTACATCTTCAGCTATCTGTCCTGCTCTAGCTGCTATCTTAGCTGTTCTTAGAGCTGTAGGGATAGTACCTGTCGATATAGCTGTAGTAAGTATTTCTGGAGCTGCTGAAACTAATGTATCTGCTACTATGCCTGCTGCATTCTTACCAATGCCTAAAGCTGTATTTATAGCTCCTTTAGCTGAGTCTGCATCTAGTAGCATATTATCTAGGTTATACTTGTTCTGGTAGTCTATATCGCTATCTGACATTCTGTTACCTAGCTTGATTAGATTATCTCCTAACCAGTTAGTTGGAGCATTCTCTGGAGTTAAGTTCTTAAGAGCTTCTAGTCTTTGTTGTTTCTCTTCAGGCGATAGAGTAATAGCATTAGTAATAGCTCCTAAGCCTTTAGGAACATCTGCTAGACTATCTACAAAGCCGTGATACACTGATGGTAAGAAATCGGTTTCTATAGGTTTCTTACTTAGATCAACTGTAGCTTGATTATCTATTAGTCCTTTGTATCTATCATCTGATGATTGCTGTAATAGAGCATTGTAGAGCTGTTCTGAAGCTTCAGCTTTACTCTTCATTAGGTTATCTTCAGCCATCTCTTGCTTTAGCATATTAAGAGCATTGTTAGCCTTTTGCTGACCATATCTCATACCTAACTCTTGAGCTTTGCCTTCTAGCAATGACATTCTAGCTTGTATCTCATTAGTTCTCTGAGCCTCTTCAATATCTTTAGTCATACTAGATTGATAGTTCTTAATCCTATGAAGACCCTCTTTAGGATCAATACCTATAGCTTTACCAGTAAGAGCATTCTGAAGCTGTAGCTTCTGAACTGCTAAAGAGTTTAGATCATTCTGATAGTTTAGGTCATCTGCTTGATTACCTCTTTCTAGCATAGCACGTTGTGCAACTAGCATAGCTTCTTGCTGTGCTGAAGCTTGATCTACAGCTTCTAATGAAGCTATCTTATTAGTCATTGATCCATAAGGGTCTATACCTTGCATCTTAGCTTGATAGTCTTGAGATGTCTTAGTAGCTTTCTCTTGCACTTTAGAGATAGCATTGCCTATGTTAGGTATAGAGTTAAGAGCTTGTTGTTGTCCTTGAGGTAAGTTATTAACAAAGTTATTGTCATATTGGTCAGCTAGAGTAGCTAACTCATTATTGACACCTGATAAGTTATCTGAGGGATAAACTTCTTTAAGACCTTTAGCTAGTAAAGGGTTCTTATTGTCTGCCATATTAGTTCCTTATAGTGGAGTATTTGTCTGGATTATACATTTACACCACTATAAAGAAACTTAAGCGAATATAAAATTACATAAAAAGTTGCTTAAGAAAATAAATTAATGTCTTAGTCTGTTACTAAAGCATCAAACATATCTTGCTCTGTTGGATAGTACTCTCTAGAAGTAGGTTTCTTCCTATCAGGTAGAACATAATTCTTATTACTTTTGTTATACATACGTTGTTTAGAGTAGAAATCTACTAGCTTATCAAATAGAGGATTAATCTCTAGACCAGATACAGGTATCTTACCATTGATGTCTTTACCCATATATGATTGATACTTGCCATCTTTATCAGTTGCTATGTAAGTGAATTGTTTAGCTCTATCTCCCATATTAGGATTACCATTGAGTATATCCCCATTATAAGCTGGTAGCTTAGCTTTACCACTCTTTAGGTCTTCCATAAAGGTTGTAATCTGTCTATATTCTTCAGACTTAGGATCTAATGAAGCTCTGTATTGTGTAGCTAGTTTCATAGCTTGAGATCTATCACTAGCTAACTCTTTCCTAGCTTCTAGTCTAGCTAACATATAATTAGTATCTTCAGTAGTATCTCTTCTTAGTAACTTCTTCATAGCATTGTTGAACTTAGTACCAGCACCTTCTCCACTCTCAAAGTAGCTAACAATATCTTCTATAGTATCTTTATCAGCATTTCTAAGAACATTAGCTCCATACTGATTGAAGAACTCATTAACCCTAGCAGAGCCATCAGCAGTAGCTAAGACCTTGTTCATAGTAGCTTTAGTATCTTTATCTAATTCAGGCATAGCCATAAATGTTGTTAGACCTTCAGTGAAAGGTTTAACAAGAGCAGATACTTCAGCTTTAAGAGTTCTATCATTAATATCAGGCTTTATATTTGGATCATATTGCATAGTAGTTATTTTGCTGGTATTCTGATACATATCTTTAGCCGACATACCATTAGGATTAACAGAGTTAAACCCTTTACTATTAGACATATTCTTAGTTAGTAGTAAATCTCCATCTTTATTCACATCATAGACATCTCTGTTATTAGCACTCATAAGAGCTTGCTTAGACTCTGGAGATATGTAGAATACCTTATTATCTGTTTGCTTAGCATAAGAAGCTCTAACACTCTCTGGTAAAGATTTATCAACTAGCTTAGCCTCATCAGCTTCTTGCATAGCTTCTAGCTTATCCATAGCTGATACATCTGAGGTATTAGCTACTAAGGTACTACCATCTAGTGTAGTATAGACAGCTAATGCTCCTGCTGTATCTGGAGATACTTGCTTGATGTTACCTAACTTAGTTTGAGTGTCCATTAGGTTACTAAAGCCTTTCTGAGTGTTATCATCGATAGTATCAGAAGCAAACGGATTAAAGTTAGTTACTCCTTTAGCTAAAGGTTGTCCAGTAACTCTATCATATATTACCTCATTAGGATCAATTACAGGGGCATTAGAGCCATTTGAAGGTGTAGGAGCATAATTACTACCACCAGCAGACGATCGTTGATTAGAAGCCACAGAAATGCTTGTATTTACGTTTGGTGTATTTCTGTTCTTCATAAGGAAATCTACATCAGCTTGAACTGGAGTTACTCCATATTTGTCTCTCATATACTGGATTTGCTCATTATACCTATCCATTGAAGCTTGACTCATAGCATTCTCTATACTCTTCTCTTGATTTTTCAGAGTATCTCCATAAAGCTCATTTACTAACTTCTGTTGAAGAGTATTGAAACCTTGAGAATTATTAAGGATATTCTCTGTAGTAGGTACATATCCATTAGCTATAGCTTGATCTAAGTTCTTTCTAGCATTCAGCATATCAGCATTATTAAAGACATCTATAGCAGACTTCTGATTGTTTAAATTAGCTTGCTCTAGTAGATAAGGTTCTAGATTAGCTTGTCTTTGATCTTGATTTCTAGCTATCTCTGTTTGGTAGTATTGAGCTATCTCATCATTTAAAGCAGTAGCTAGATTATCTCTAGCTATCTTCTGAGGCATAGTAGCATCTACTCTTTGAATAGTTATCATACTAGCTCCTTATATTACTGCACCATTTTGATATGATGAAGTTATGTTAGCTCTTTGTCTATCTAACCTAGCATTTTCTGTCTTAGTTCTATCAAAGCCGTATTTATTGCTCTGATAAGCTAACTCATTGTTTCTCTTACTATCTTTGTATTGTTGATACTTAGTTAGTAAATCTCCTGCTGTAGTAGCTGCATTCATAAATGTACCTAATCTGCTAGTACCTTCGATAGGTACTTGAGTTATTACTTGATTACCAAACTGATCTACACCTATCTTAGTAGAATATCCTTGTGTAGTTGGTTTAGTTAGCCAATCCCAAGCTTTAGACATAATACCTTGTGTAGCTGTATTAGCATTGTTGCTTAGAGCATTACCTAGTACTTGCTGACTAGCTTGAGTAATTCTAGCTAATGGAGATAAGGCTTGAGTACCTGTTTGATTAGCTAGTAGATTACCTACTTGAGTACCTAATTGACCTGCTACACTCTGTCCAGCATTCTTAGCTACTTCCATAAGACCTTGATTAAGAAAATTACTAAGAGCTGGTGTAGCTCCTTGTTGTAATACTTGAGAACCTATTTGAGAACCTAACTGAGCAGCAGGCATCATACTAGGTGCTAAGCTACCAAATGATGAGAAAAACATATAAACTCCTTTATTTAACTTTAGGGGATGTAAATCTATCGAACTGAGAATTATCAGCCTTAGCTATCTCAGTGTTATAGTTTAACATCTCTTGTGATCTACTATCATACAATAATCCACCGTAACATATCCAATAGAACAGATCCATTTGATCATCGAATGCTGTATTTATATTGAACTCTTCTAGAGTTATCTTCTCTAGATCCTTAGCATACTTCTCTTTAGCTTCAGCAGCTTCTCTATCTTGCTGTCTAGCTTTCTCTTCAGCTTCGCTCTTGGCGGCTTTAATAGCCTTCTGGTTCTTTGAAAATGTAGCTATCTGATAAGCTCCAGCAGCTAATGATGCAGTTGATACAGCTACGGCAGCTGTAGTGCCATAAGCAGAAGCTATCGTAGCTCCAGCAGAGGTTACAGGGGCATAGAATGGTGCTACAACACTAATGATAATACCAGCTACCATACCTATGAATTGTAGCCAAGGGATACCATAAACAGCTCCTATCATAGTAACACCAGCAGCTATCAATGGAGCAGCAGCCCAGTATTGTTGAAATACGGCTAAGACTACACCAATGATTACTAAGACAAATCCAAATATCTTACCTAAGAAGTTAGATTTCTTAATAGTATAGTGATACTTCATAGCATAGAACAAGGTACTAGGGACTATAACATTCTGAACATATACAGGTGTTTGATACCACATCTTTAAAGGTAGTCTAGGAGTATTACTAGGCGTTGTCTTTATAGTGGTACTAAAGGCATCATCTTTAACCCAAGAGCGATATATCTGACCATTAGCTACTGGGATATACATATTGTAGATTAGTATACCTTCATAAACAGTAGTACTCTCAGATATCCACCCATAAGAACGTCTATCAATTCTGCTCCAGCTAGTAGGTGATCCAGCATATTTATAGCTAGCTTCTCTGATCCATAAAGTATCTTCAAACCTATCTTCTGGGAAGTTAGGTACATCTATAGTAATACCATTAGCTGTTATGAGTACCTTAGAAGGATCTACTGGTACTTCGTGAGTCTTAACGATAACTAATGGTCTATATCTTAATGCTGTTTGTATATCTTTAGGAGTAGGGATAGCTACAGCTCTTTTACGATCTCTCCAAGATATTTCTCCTTCATAGTACCAAGAACCATCTCTAGAAGGTAATATCTTAGCAGAAGCTACTACTGGAGCATTTCTAAAGGTATTCTCTAAAGAGTCTTTCTCTGCTTCAGTTAGGTCATTACCATTAGCTACCCATTTAATATTCTTACTCTTTCTAGCTTCAGTGAATTGAGATAGGTTATACTGCTTAGTCTTCTCTAGGTTAGATAAGTCAGCTCTATACTGCCAAGATAGAGAGTCTTGATTACTCCAAAAGAACTTAGTAGGGCTAGTATCTTGACTACGAATAGGGTCTATTCTAACACTATTTAGCTCTCCAAATCTATTGTGTATATATTCAGTCGTAGGAGCATTCTTAATAGGCTGTATGACAAAAGCATAGCCATCTGATGGTCTAGTACCTGCTGAAGACATAAACGCCTGAGAAGATCCAGAAGGGGCTTTAAACATATCAGATAAATCCCAAGCAGATACATTCTGAACAAACTTCTCGTGTTGATAGTAAGCTGATATGTTCTTCTGCATATCATAGTAATATCTACTATCTACGAACATCTGCTTACGAATAGCTATAGCTGTCTCTCTAGCTTCATTCATACTATCTGAGTCGTAGTTTGAGTCTGTATATGTTGGAGGTTCTACAACGTCTATATTATCTACATTAACGTGAGGTATATTAGCTACAGATACAAATTGCTGACCATACCAATAAGAGATATCTAAAGCATATAGGGTATAGCTTAATATCTTTCTCTTGCCTGATAGGTCTTCTTCTACACTATAGTTAGGTATATAGGTATATAGAACTAGATTAGAACCTAATGCTGGATGACTACCTACGAAAGTATATGGCTTAGGTACTTTATCAGATTTAACTATGGTCTTTAATCCTCTAAGTCTATATAAACCTGATTGCTTATCTGTCATAGGAACACCAATGTGTCTAGTTACAAAAGTGTCTTGACCATAGCATTTGAATACCTTATCAAAGAACTTAGTAAAGGTCTCTGCATACTTCTGATAGGCTCTATGATGTCTAGTTTCCAATAGTAGATAAGGAGCTAAGTTAAAGCAGTGAAATATGTCTAGGTAATCTACTGAAGCTTTACCCATATCCATACTTCTAAATGTCTCATATAGCTTCTTCTGATAGTTTCTAGGAGTTCTTCTGTAGTGCTTATTCTTTCTAGCTGTATGGATAAGAGTTAGATCCCAGTATTTACCATAGTTATGCCATATAGGTATCTTAGCTGTTGAGTAAGCTATCCTAGTTTGACCATTAAGAGAATAAGACATTATATCCTTAATAGGGATAATCTTACGATGATTGTCTTTAGTCATAGCTTCTAAGAAGTAGTAGTTAGCTATATCTCCTAGCTCATCATATTTAGCTTGCATTGAAGGTATATGATCTATGATTTCAAGAGTTTCATACTTAGGTACTACTTTCTCTTCTCCAGAGATAGTCTTAGTTTCTGTATGACCTTTCCACGTATATGCAGCTAATATCCTATATTGTTGATAGCCTTCTTTATAGACGTAGTCTTTGTTATCCTTAGCTATATCATCAAGATACTCTTGCTTCTCTTCATCAGTCATAGATGCCATCTCTGTTGGATCAGGAGAACGTTTAGTAATCTGAACAAAGGACATATCAGCTTCAGATAACTCAATAGAAGGATCATCAGGATCTATGTGGTATGTATCTCTTAGTAGCTTATAGAACTTATCTCTGTAAGTCTCTTTAATCTCTCTTTCTGACCTAAATGTATATCCAGAAACAGCTATAGGATATACAGTACCTATGGCTCTTCTAGCTATAGTAGGTAAGCTAGTATAGCTATATGAGTGAGGTATAGCTGGAGGAGTTACTCTCTCAGTATATGACACTGTAACTGTTTCATTCTCTTTTAGGGGAGTATCAGATATATCTAGTGTAAAGATATGGTTAGTAGATCTTGCTTGCTTAGTTGTAGTGCCATAGTGAATGGTAACTGTAGCATTAGCTTCATCTGTATATCCTGATAGTTCTTTAGTGTTTGTAGTAGTATTATAAACATATATCTTACCTGTAGTATTAGGTAGAGGTAATGTCTTATGATCATCTACTATTTTTAGCAGCGTTAAAGAACCTTCAAAGCTACAGACATATTCATCTAGGATAGCTTGCTTAGTATCTAACGAGTATTCTTTAACTAAGACACTAAGCATATACTCTGTAAATAGCTTCTGATCTCCTAATTCTGGTTCTTTAGTAATAGTTAAGATACTAGGATTATCTTGTAGAAACTTCTCTTTAGAGAACGTTACTTCACTGAAGTAACCTAAACTAGAAGTTAATCCTGGTAGCTTTCTATGAGTGTAAGGCATCTCGTGAGTGTTATTAGATTGAGCAATGATTTGAGCCATTAGATCAGTATTTCTGTTACCCTTAGACTTACCTTGAACAATACCTTTAGAGAATATGATCTCTCCAGATAGTTTCTTCTTACTGGAGAACTTACTGACTTTAAACTTATCATACCAAGAGGAAGCACCATTAAGGTAATCCCACTTCCTCTCAGTAACTTTCTTCTTCTTAGTGAATAATCCCATTTTGATAGCCTATGAGAGATATAGAGTATCTTGAGGGTTAGCTGACTCTTTCTGTAATAATACAGGTAGAGTTTCTGCAATTCTGTCTTTATAGAGCTTATAAAGATTACCCATCTCATTAACGTTAAGCGGAGCAGGTAATGAAGCATCATCTAGCATACCTGATGAGTATATAAGTGAAAATGCATTCATCTGATACTCTAGTAGCTTGATATACATATTGTCATCAAATCCCATTAGCTGTCTATCTAATACCCTAGCTTGACTATTAGTTTGTCTGATCTCAGCTTGTGTCTTACAACACTTGATCTTTAACTCAGCTATCTGAGCCATTATCTGAAACTCTAGTTGTTTTAGTTGAAGTTTGATCTTAGCTAGTTCAATCTCCCATTGAGATTTGAGTTGTATCTCTAGTTGAGCTTTAGTAGTAGCGAATTGGACTGATTGAGCTATTACAGATACTATAGACTGAGCATACACATCAGCATACTCTTTACCTTGCAATCTACCACTATCATATTGAGTTCTAAGGTTCTCAGACATAACTTCTAAGAGTTTATCTAAGATCTTCTCTCCTCTCCATTCTAGTAGTTGTCTATTATCTCTAGTAATAGCTACAACAGATCCTTCAGTGAGATCTTTAACATCGAGGTTAAGCTTTAGCTTATCCTCGTTAGGTAGATTAAGATCATAATCGAATGCTCTAAGAGTGCTAGTAATATCTGTGCAATCTAAGCATTTAGTAGCCATATCTTACTCTTCTGCTTCTAGTGGTTCAATAGTAAGAGCATATTTCTTAACAGCTCTAGTATTGAATACAGTATTGCCTGAGTTATCCTTATCAGTGATAATCTGATAGAAGACTACTTCTTTTAGAGCATCTATGATGCATTGCTCTACACCATTGATAGGTACGTTGAATGGTAACACATAAGCTTTAGATAAGAACTGATTAGCTACTGATACATAGACACTCTTAAGAGCTGAAGCTTCTTTAGGGTCTTGATTTACAACAGTTACTTTAAACTTCTTTAGAGCATCTTGCTTCATCTTTAGAGCTAAGTTCTTAACGACAGGCATAGATACCTTTGGAGCAGTCAATACTGCTCCTTGTACTTGTTCTGTAGTAGGTTCTGGACTATTAGCTTCTTCTTCTCTTTTAGCTTCAATCTCTGCTGCTGCTTCTAGTTTCTCTTTATTTACTGCCATTGTGATGTTTCTCCTTTATCTGTTATCAAACGTTAGATGCTAGTAATAGACCTTTTAGCAAACCTTCTTCTTTTAGTATGATACTAGCATAGAAGAAGTTATAGCTTGCAAAGCCTACTGTGCCATAAGGGTTAGTTCTATCTGATTGCTCTGGAGCTTGTGAGTGGAATGTGATACCATCTCTACCAGCAAGACCTACAGTAGCTATACACTCTTTAGTAGGGAATAGAACTGGGAATACATCAAACTTATTATTAGTATGAGCTAGAGTACCTACATAAGCAGCAGGTACTGAAACACCTTGTCCTCTATATACTAGAGCTGCTTCACTCTCAATAAATCTGACCTCTCCCATAGCACCTATCTCGCCTTCAGCTATACCTTTCTGAGAAGCATACTTCTCTACTGGGATAAAGCCAAACTCATTAACTTTACCATCATTAGAAGCTCTTGATAAGCTATGGATATCCCAAGCTACATTAGATGGGATAATGCAGTAGTAAGCTTTATTAACTGGCTTAGTAGCTATCTTAACAGAAGCTTCTACCATTTCAGTTACTTTATCTGCTCTGTTAGCTTTTAGCTTAGCTACACATCTTCTGAAGAAGTCGTATGAAGCCATATAGTTGTGATCTAACGATCCATCAGCTACAAGACCATTACCCATAGTAGCTAAACTAGTAGCTGCGAATGGATATACTACGTTAGTTGTAGCAAGCATATCTCTTTGAAGTAGATCTTCATAAGTTCTACCAGCTAGATCTCCTAGCTCTTGTTTGATATCTATGCTCTTACGAGTGTCTGAGAATAGATCGATCTCATCTGTGTACTCTTCCATGTGTCCAAATCTAGACATTGTAGTTTCTAGAGCTACTATATGGTTCTCTACTAGGTTCTGTCTTCCTGCACCTTCTGGTAGCCCTGCTGCTGTAAGACCTGCTGTAACATCAGCTATATCTCTACCAGTTAAGAAACCTTTAGCTAGGAAGTCTGGGGTACCTAGTTGTCTATCATAGATGTTTTGCTTTCTGAAAGTCTTAAATGTCTTACCATTTCTTTGAGGTAAAGTGAACTTCTTAGAAGCGAATTGTCTATAAATCCTTTGATCATTAGCTGCCATAATACCTACACGATCTGAAGCGTGTAGAGTAAGGTTAGCACCATAAGTTGAAGTAGTACCGTTATTATATTGACTATTTGCCATTGTAATATCCTTAGTTTAATGTTTCTAAATACTTAGCAAACTCTTCATCAGACATATTATAGATATAGTCTTGGGCATTGTCTGGGTTACTTATAGCTGTTCTAGCTACGTTTCCTTGATTAGGAATACTTGCCTTAGCTCTATTAGCTTCTCTAGTAATATTGTCTTGATTAGCTTGCTGTTGTTGATTAGAAGCTAGTGATTGTTGTTCTTGGTTAAACTCTCTAGCTGCATAAGAGTAATACTCTAGGATAGGTCTGGTAAATCCATCTCTTAATGCTATGCTATTAGCTTTCTGCATTATAGGTTGATAGATACCATTCTTAATATCAGATTGTAAATCTTCTAATGCACTAGGAGTAGCTTTAATGAACTCTTTAGACTGCTCATCTAGGTTCTGAACAACAGCTAGAGTTTGCTGAAACTCTGGCTCTTTACCAATTCTAGCTACAACTTCATCCATTTCCTGCTTAGCATAATCTGGTCTATACTCTGTTGGAGTATAAGCTTTCTTATCCTCATCAGGTGTCAGAGTATCATCTAGATCCATAACATCTATATTCTGAGACTTAATAAGACTCTTTAGAGCTTCCTTATTGCCTTTCATAATGTCGATGAATAGGTTAGTATCCTCTGGCTTAATACCGTTGTTCTTAAGAGCTTCTATAGCTGGTAAGAACTCTTTAAATTGTTGAGTCTTCTTAGTATAGTCAATACCCTTGCTTGCTAGATTCTTTAACTCATCTAAAGTTAAAGTGTAATCCTGCTTAGCTGCTCGTATTGTAAATACATCAGAAGTTTCTGTTTTCTTATCTTCTGTAGAGTCCTCTGAAGGTTGTTCTACGTTATTGATTTCTGTATTTGGTTGAGTATCAGAGCCAGTTTGCTCTTCAGTTGAAGCTGACTCATTAGATGAATTATCTTGCTCGGTTTGTTGGTTGCTTTCTGGCTCTGACACTTGTTCATTATTAGGTGCTGACTCTTCTTCAGGAGAAACATCGTCAGCTTCAACTGCATTATTCTCATCGAGGATTGAGTCTAACTTAGAGTTAAACTCTTCATCAGACATATTGAACAATTCTTCTTCAGTATATGCCATCTTACTTCTCCTCTTCAGCTAATAGATCACTACCTGCCATATTCACTATAGTATTGAAGTAATCTCTTAGGATATTAGCTCCTAAGATCTCTTCTAGTAATAGTGATCTATTGACACCAGGTTTAGACATCATCATAGCTGCACTATGGACTTTCTCTGTAAGAAACCCATCTAAGATAACCTTCTTAAAGTCTGGGTTCTTATAGAGCCTATCTAGAGCTTGATATAGCTCAACGTAGTAAGAGTTGCTAGTAGTTAGCATCTCTTCTTTCTCTAGTTTGTCAAATAACTCTTCGTTCATCTATTTCTCCTTATATGATTGAGTTCGGCTTAAGTATATCATAAGTTTTAGAGATATTCTCTCTTAGTGCCTTGTAGAAGCTTTAACATCTCTTTACTTAGTTCAAAGTTTCTAGCTTTCTCATTCTCTGTAGCTTGGATCTTATTCTTAGTTTGATCATATTGTTGAACATAGTCTAGATCCTGCTTATCAGTCCTACTAGCAATATTAGCAGCTTTAGCTTTCTCACTCTCTGTCTTAGCTTCTTTTAGAGCCATATCAGCTTGGTTCTCGACTGCTTTGCTTCTAGTCAATGCTGCTTCAGCTGCTAGGTTCTCAGCTTGTAGTTGCATTAGTTGTTGTTGTAATGGATCTGGTTGAGGTTCTGGTTGCTCATAGGTACTAATAGCTTTAGCTAGATCAGGTAATCTATATAAACTAGCCATCTTAACTAATAATTGTTTAGTTAGGTCAAATGGTAAGCTTTGAGCTGTAGTCTGTAATATGAATGCCAATTCCTGAGCCTTAGCTTGATTGTCATCGCTTGTAGAGATATTTAGGTCTATATCTATGTTAGCACCTAGATCGTCTCTCTTAAGCCACAGAAACTCCTCATTTGTGATCCTAATCTGTGTCTCTTCATCTAGGAACTCAGCACTATATGCTAACCACTTTCTAAGTAAAGGTTTAACTAAGTTTTCAGCTATGTTTCTAACTATGTTTAACCTTCTAGTAGAAGCACTGGTAAGTACTCCTTGAACACCTGTAGCTGTTCCACCAAGTGAGCTAGAGGTCATACCTTGATTGAAGCTTTTAACACCAGTTATACTCTCAGCTTCGTTAGATAGCATCTGAACCATATTGAAGATACTACCTGGTAGCTCATTGAAGTGTCCATCATAAAAGTCATTAGGAGTACCATTAAACTCAAAGTTCTCTCCCTTTAGAAACTTCTCTAGGTTTCTCCTATCTAAAGCTCCTTTTCTAATGCCTTTCTGAGCATTATTACTAAGAGCCATATTATCTATGAAGCCTCTGTAGATAGCTGTCTTAACCTTCTGTATATCTCCTAGTAGCTCAGCATTGCTCTCTCCATACATTCTAAAAGGCACTGGCATAAATGGCACTACTAAGAATGGTAGAGCCTTATCTGGGAAAGGGTTTTCTTCAAACCTAATGCAGACATCATCTACCCAAGTACATACTATAGGTTCAGTTATACCATCTCCATTGATGTCGTAGAAACCCCAGTATTCGTGAACTAAGAACTTCTTTCTAGACTTATCATTAAACTCAAAGGTATTGTCTGACTTACTATAACTACCATAGCTTCCTATGTTGCTACTCTTATTCTCTAGTAGCTCTAAGTTATCATACATATTAGCTTTCTTAAGGCTATTTAGATCACTCTCAAATCTATATACTATAAATTGACATTTATCCATATCATCTAAGCAAGTAGGATCTATGAATATATCCTCATTCCTACAAACTTGTGCCGTAGGATGATTTTTAATAGCCTTCCTTTGAGTTTCTATTCTAGGTATATCTATGGTCTCTGGAACACCCTTTAACGCTTCCTGAAGCTGTGAGGCTCTCTCTTGATCTCCATTAGCTATTAGCTCTTGCATAATAGACATAGCTTGAGTATATTGAGGATTAGGTTTCTTATCTATAACTCTAACCTTAACATCCTTAGCTTCATACTCCCAACCTAATCGAATAACACAAGTTCCCTCTACATCTAGAACTCTTAGAGCTTTAGCCATAAAGTTATACCTATTGAATTGTCGGCAGAATTGTGTATTTAGGAGTATCTCTATTCTAGGAGCTATCTCAGCATCTTCGTAGGTTACTGGGTTAGCTTTAACTATATCTGGAGTAGATACAAAGGGATCTAGTAGTTCAGCTTGTTGCCACTCTGATTGCTTCTTAATATCCCTAGAGATCATCTTAGACCTACCATCTACTTCATTACCATAAGGTTCTCCATTGTAGGTATTTCTCCACTCTCTGATCTTCTCCATAATTTGAGACTTAGAGTTCTCAGCAGAGTTAAAGTCTTTCTTAAAATCACTAAGAGCTTGCTTCTTAGTTAGTTCATCTAGCATATTCTTCCTTTCTTAATATTGTAGGCTTCATCTAACCTATCTCTATTATAATCTGATGTGATCTCTAACCTATTCTCAGACTCTTGTCTTAGCAAGCCTAGTAGCTTATCTAGCATTAGCTTACTATTGAATACTCCTTCATAGGTAGCATCACAGCCTACTAGAATACATCCTTCTGTATGCTTAGGATAGTTACCACTATGTATAAGGATATATCTATCTTTAGGTACATCATTATTCCATACTAATGGCAGAAATCTACCAAACTTAGGAGAATTATGCCAATCTATCTTATACATACCTTCTGGTATTCTACGATCTAATCCCCTAGATGTTGTATCTCCCCCAGCAGGCTCTAAGGTGTATCCTTTAAGGACTACCTCTGAACCTTTCTGTAAGCTAAATACTCCTAATGTTCCATCCTCTATATTCATAAACCTAGTAATCGTCATCTTCATCAGTAACCCTTTGAATTGTTATTTCCACCAAAGCGAGTTACTACTATATCCCTAACGAATACAAGTATCTCGCTACCAAACCAAGCTCCTACACCACAGAAAGCATAGCTAAATCTCTCGTCTTGAAAGAAGTGATAGGACATCTCATATACGATATATGCACTAAACACTCCATCCAAGATCCTCTTAAACAATGCTTTACACCCTGTGTTATTATGATTGATAAATGATGTTACACTACCACATACACCTATCAAAACTACATAGAACAGATAATGTACTTCCCCCATACTTTATGCCTTAAATAGTGTTAATACCCTCGCAGGACTAAGTATGGCATTGATTATTCCCTGAGTAATTGACCAAAGAGTCATTGCTACTTCCCTGTTTGCAATATGTGCATTAAAAGCCCCATAGGACCAATATGCTATCCCTAGTATGGCTACTGCCACACAACTCAATATACTCACTTTCTTAAACGTAAATCTCTTCTTATTTGCTTGCATTCTTATCTCCTTCCTTGCTACACTTATACAGAAGATCCTCAACTGTAGAAAAATACTCCATTAACTCCTTAAAAGACTCAGCAGTATCTACATACTCTGGCTTCTCTGGCATAGTATCTATGCACTTAACAGGTGTATAAACTTTTTGGTATTCAACTTTAGTGAGGTAAGCTGGTGCAGGTTTTCCTGCACAGCCTAGTAGAAAGAGGCTACTTATCAATAGGCTTAGCAGCTTCACGGATAATAGCCTTATATGTTTCTAGCTCTGTATCAGCTTTCTTAATGTTCTTGTACTTCCTTGCAACTTTAGCTTTAGTAGTCTCGATCTTCTCAGGAGATACTTTAGAAGCCTCTATGGCTTTGTTCTGATCTTTGAGAGTATCTTG